TCCACGGTGACGGGTGTTCAAGGTGGGAAGTACAAAGTTACCTACCTCGATGTAAAGGTTCCCACCTTGCACCCGAACTGTACTTGCACGGTTATGCCGGTGATTGAGTGATAGTGAAAGGGCGACCTATGGTGAAATACAGGGAAATGGCTATCGGGATGATAGGGCAAGAGGTTGGGGATGCCACGCAGCTTTTCCCTGTTCCGTATGACCGGGAGACGGGAGAGCAGTTCGGCAATGTAACCGAACTCGTTACGCATACGCCGGTCGACGGAATACTTACGTTCACCGTTACGTTTGCGATGATGGGTGAAAACTTCCGAGACATAACTCCGGTTGAGGACGAGACATGACCAAAACACAAATAGCCTTAGACCGTGAGGTCGAGACGTTCTTCAAGGAACGGTTCTCTCCCAGCTTGCGCGGCGGGGCCATAATCCAGAAGAAACTTGAAGTAGACGAGACGAAGCGGCAGGTGGACGGTGTTATCTCCACGGAGAGCGTTGATCGCGACCAAGAGGTCGTTATGTCTCGCGGCCTGGATTTGGACGGCTACCGCTCAAATCCGATCGTCCTATTCATGCACGACCCCTACGCGATGATCGGCAAGTGTGTTGACGGCCCCACGGTCCGGCGCCGGAAGGGTGTCAATGAGGTTGTCGCTTGTACCCAGTTTGCGGAAACGGGCTTGGCGAATGAGGTGTTCGGCCTGGTCGAGGGCGAGTTCATGCGGGGTATTTCTGTAGGGATGCGGCCACGCACGATGGAGGTGAGCCCTCCGACGCCGGGTGAAATACGCAAGCGGCCGGAGCTGGCTGAGGCCAGGCGCTTGATAAGATCGGCCGAACTTATAGAATACTCATTTGTGAGCGTTCCCGCGAACGCGGACGCGCTTACGACGGCCGTGAGCAAGGGGCTGATTAAGCTCACGGAACCGTACCTGGAGCGATTCGTAAGGGTCGTGACGGACGCGGCGCCACGCAAGAAAGCGATAGTGCGTGTCGTGCCCCAAGTGAGGGTGGCGACACTGATTAAGAAGGTTGCCGACCCACCGGATGTGAGGTCGGCATTGAAAGACGCCCGGATTTACCGGGCTGTGAAGGCTGGAAGAATGTAGCGGTGCCTGCTGGCTCAGGGGCGGTTGTCTGGCACAGGACCATTAGCCGCGTTTGGAAGACGGCCTTGGGGAACATTGGTACGGGCGAGTGAATGTTCATGTATAGTGAAAAGGATAAAACTGACGAAGGCTTGGTCCAACGACGGGACTGAGTATGAGGTCGGTACGGTTCTGGAGGTTGACGTTGATACCGCCAAGAGCCTCGTAGCCGATGGCTACGGAACGTCTGACGACGTGGTTAAGGTAGTCAAAGCGGTTGATGCCGGCGACAATGCCACTAAGACCACTGACAACACCGAAACCGAACACGTCACGATCAAGCGTGCCGACTACGACGAACTGGTTAAGAAACTTGCGACCCGATCTGACGACAATGACGATCCTGTCAACAGGCCGGTCATCGGCAAGTCCCACGAACGAGTCCTAGACGACGACACTCGTGGGTATGGTAAGTACGAACACGGCGGATACGGGAAGTTCCTGCAAGAGGTGCGGCGTTCCTGTGATCCGGCGCGATCCGCGAAAGACCCCGAGCGTCTGAGTGCGTGCAAGTTCGAGAACGTGATGAAGGCGGTCGGCTCGGACGAGTACGCATCCATCGAAGACGCAATCGGTGGTTTTCTCATTCCCCCGGCCTACTCGCCGGAAATCCTCCAGAAGGGTGTTGAGGATCATTGGGTGCAGCGGTTCGGTGCTCGAATGATTCCGGTTCCTTCGACCATGATGACTATCAACGCCATCACGGACGAGGACCGTCAGACCAATCTGTACGGTGGAATTCAGGTGTACTGGCTGAAAGAGCGCGGCCAGATGACCGGCGTGAAAGGCGAGTTCCAGAGGATCGAACTCAAGCCTCAAGCATTGACGGCCCTCGCCTTCGCGACGGACGCCGAACTCAACTACGCACCGACTCTCCAGGCGATCATCGGCAGTCAGTTCCAAGACGCCTTGATCTACAAGGAGTTGACCGCGTACGTGGGTGGCACCGGCGCTGGTGAACCTCTCGGCATCCTGAACGCCGCCTGTACGTACAGCCAGGCTAAGGAAACCGGGCAGGCCGCGGCCACCATCGTTACCAGCAACATCCTCAAGATGCGCAGCCGTATGCGTCCGCAGGAATACTCGAAGGGCATGTGGTACGCCTCGCTGAGTTGCATGGAGCAACTGAACCTCCTGACCATCGACGTTGGTACGGGTGGTGCTCCGGTTGCCCTGGTCAACATCGGCAACGACGGCATCGAACGAATCCTCGGAAGGCCGCTGGTCTACACCGAGTTCGCCGAAGCCATCGGAACCGTCGGCGACCTCGTTCTGGCCTCGTGGCCCACGTACTTGATTGGCGAGGGAACTTACAGCAATGTGGCTTCCTCGATTCACGTCCGCTTCGATTTCAACGAAACCGCTTTCAGGTTCGTTAAGCAGTGCGACGGTCAGCCTTGGTGGAGAACGACCCTGACTCTCAAGAACGCTTGGGAAGTCGCGCCGTTCGTAACTCTGGCCGCTAGAGCCTAGAAAGGAGGAAACTGTGATTCATACTCTACATCAGAGTGCTTCCATTGAGCACATCTTGACTGCCTCTGACATCGGTGGCACCACCGACACGACGAAGTACGTCGACATGCAGGACTGGGGCACGGTGGACATCGTTTGCCAGTTGGGTAACACCTTTGAAGGTACGCCCTCCGGCTGGAGTGCCACTGACTCGCTCGACGAGTTCTACCTTGTCCAGGCGTCCGACGCTGCGGGCACTGGCTCAAAGACGATTGCTGGTGCAAACAATGACCAGACTGACGCCCAGACGGGTGCGGCTGGCGACATCCACGTCATCACCTTGCACACGGAAGCGCTGGACATGGACAACAACTTCAGTTTTGTCGGTGCGATCGTGGTTGAGGATAGCAACACGGGTGTTGACTTGGTTAATATCATCGCCGTTCGCTACAACGCCCGGTACGCGCACAAGGCCGCGACCACGAGTAAGACGACGATTATCGTTTAGACAACTGAACTGGTGACGGGGGGCTTCGGCCCCCCTCACTTGGGCATCGTTAACAAAGGAGTAACCCCGAGATGCCACAAGGACAAAACAAGACGCCTCTCTTTGGCCGTAGCCAGCGAGGCGGGATTTTTGCCATCGTCAACGAGACGATGACTACGGGAAACATCTTCTTCGTGGACAGCGGGTCTGCGACTGGTGCTGATAGTGTTGGTGCCGGACGCAACCCCGACGTTCCGTTTCTGACAATCGACTTCGCCATCGGCCAATGCACGGCCAGCAACGGCGACTTCATCTTCGTCATGCCGGGCCACGCTGAGACGGTGGTTGCGGCTGCGGGCCTGGACTTCGACGTCGCCGGTATCACGGTTGTCGGCCTCGGGAGTGGAACGGCCATGCCGACTATCACTCTCAACGCACTAACCACGGCAACCGTAGAGATTGGTGCGGTCGATGTGGTCCTGAAGAACCTGCGCTTCGTCAGCGACATTAACGACTTGGCGATCCTGCTGGATGTGAACTTCGGCACTTTCCAGGTCATTGACTGCGACTTCCTCTCGTCCAGTGCGAAGGAGTGTTTCTGCTTCATCGACATTGCGACGACCAAGGACGACATCCTGATTAAGGGTTGTCGTTTCTTCCAGCCGACGGACCCGGCGGGTACGACAAACGCGGCCAGTACCGGTTGCATCTTCCTCGTGGATTCGCAGGACGTGATTATCGATGACTGCTACTTCAGCGGGTTCTTCGAGTCGTCCATCATCCACAACAGGACCACGGCTGCAACGCGGTTGTGGATTAGAGATTGTTACGGCACGCAGGAGTTGTTGGGCGCCGAGATTCTCACGCTCGTAGCAAACGGGACCGGCGGAATGGCGGATTGCAAGTGGGCTGTAACCACTGCAACCGATATGACTACTGCTGCCTTGTTCGTGGTCATCGGTGCCGCGTCTCCGTTCGGATTGCACGACACCACGTTCTCAAACGACCACGGCGGCGGGGAAAACCTTGCTCTGCCGGTTGTCGTTGCAATGACCTAACGGAGGTGACCTATGACGACATCGAGTAGATCAACGTCTCATATGGTTATGCTTGCTCCATCGGCGGTAGTTACCGCTACGGGCAATGGGTCTTCAATGGAATTACCCATGGCGCCCAACGCCATCATCTTCACGTTGGATGTTACGGCTGCGGCAACCGAAGTGGACGACACGCTGAACGTGGACATACAAACCAAGATTGATGGCACGGGCACTTGGATAGACGTTCTCGCCTTCACTGAAGTTCTTGGTAATGGTGGCGCTCTACGCTTTATCGGCAAAGCAACCGCAGGTATTGATGAAGCAGATTATCTGTATGCGTCATTGGCGGCGAGCGCGTACAAGAACATTCTAGGCTTCGCTTGGCGTGCGAAGTGGGTGGTTGTAGATGCTGGCGGTTCTGCTGCATCATTCACCTTCAGTGTCGGCGCGTGCGTAATGTGATTTTGTCTCCTATAGCGGCGGCGACCATGCCTCGGCTTCGCCCGGCTTAGGGGCGTGGCGCCGCTGCCAAGGGGGCTTTTGGTATGGCTCTTAACTCAAATGCACTGACCTCGGTGAATAGTCTTCTCTCCTACATGGGAGAGGGCATTCCGTCTGCCGAGTTGATGTCGGTCTATCACGACGCGAGTGCGACTGCTACTGCGGCCACCATAGCCGTTTCTGGCGGTAGCATGACGTTGATTATCACGGGCGGGGCCAACGCGGGCACGAGCACGCTAACGCTCGCAAGCTACTCCACCGTGACACTTCTTGTTGCGGCCATTAACGCCCTCGCAAAGGGCTGGGTGGCGACTGCCG